GTCAGCCTTACTAAAGCTTGCCGCATCTGGAGTTGATTCTGCTACCGCTTTAGAAATGGTATCAGATGCAAATCTTGCGGTAGCAATAAATTCAAAAAACATTACTGGTAAAGAATTGCGTAAGATGGCAAAGGATGCAAAGGCTGCTAAGGATGAAGTTAAGAAATTAAACCTAGAGGTTCTTAATCTTGCTGAAGATTTAAAGAAAAAAGTTGTAGATGCTGGAGATGCAATAAAGGCTATAGTTGCAGCAAGAGCGTCTGGAATCGTAGACCCAGAAATGCTAAAAAGAATTTCTCAAGATCAAAACCTAGTAAACGAAATAGTTCAAAATGGCATGAGTCCTAGAGCCAAGGGCATTGTTGAGTCTTATAAAGCACTGGATGAATTAGGAGAAATAACAGAAGGACTTGTTGATCCAGCAAAAGCAGCAATGGATGCATTTGATAAATTAAGAGAGGCTGCAGACAAGGTTTTTGATAGACAATCAAGACAGGCTCAAGCTGATTTTGAAAGCTCAATGAATAGACTTGCAGGAACAGTTGCAAAACTACCAGCAGCATTTGAAAATCTAACAATTAAGGGCGCAATAAGTAAAGCAAATGAAGATATAGCTACATTAAATAGACAAATTGATGAAATACAGTATAGAGATATTCGTCCACTTGATATTAAAATTGAGGCAGCAGAATCTTCAATAGACAAGATAATGCAAGGTCTTGAGTCTCAAGCAGCAGGTATGCAACAAGGATTTAAACTTCCGCCAGCAGCATATAAAGATGTTGCAGATGGACTAAGAGATAAAATTAATGAAATGGAACTTGATCTTGAATTCAATCCTAATTATGGTTCAAGACTTATTGAGCAGTTACAGGATCAGATTTCAGATATAGAATTAGAAATAGAATTAAACTTTAGCAGACCAATTGCTGACTTGCAAGAAGAGTCTTCTGATTTATCTAATGATCTAACATTAATGGATCGCATCACAGATGGAATTAATAAAAAATATGATGCACAAGCAGAAGCCCTACAAAGGGTATCAGATGTTAATCAGGAGATTTTAAATCAACAGAAGAGTCAGCTAGATATTGCAGGCGCTCTTTCACAAGGAGACATTGCTGCTGCTGCTCGTGCAGCCCAAGAAGCAAGGGCGCAGTCTGCTGCTGCTGCATCACAGAGGGCTGGTGGAGTGTTAGATGCAGCAAGACAAGCAGAGACCTCAGCAGTTCGTTCTCCAGGAGGCCTAACCAGAGCACAAATAGAAGAGCGTCAATTCCAGATAAGTCAACAAATATTCCAACTAGAAGAGCAGTCAGAAGCAAGACAGCGTTCTATTCTTGCACTACAAGATCAAATTCGTGGTATTGAAGAAATTCGCACACAAAAACAAAGAGACATTCGTGATATACAAGATCAAATTGCTGCTGGAGAAAGAGCCAGAGAAGCATTCATTAGATCAAATGTCTTGCCTCTAGAAACACAAATCAAAGACTTACAGGAACAACGTAAAGTTTTTGTTGATGCGATTAAGGTTAAAGAAGATGAAATTTTAAAAATTCAAAATGAAATTCTTGCACCACTTGAGATAGAGGTTGCAGCAAGAGAAAAAATATTAAAAGATCAACTTGATGCCATTAAGGCTCAAAAAGATGCTTATGATCAAGCACGTTTAAAACTTGAAGAGGCTGTAGTTCCTGCCACAGAATTTGCTAAGCAAGCAGGAAACGCAGAAACAGCATTTACTAATGCAAAAAATAAATATGAAGAGATGACAAAGCTTGGACCTATTACTATAAGAATAAATGAGATAGTTACAAGAACTGTTAATGAGGTTGCAGGCTCAACGGTTACTGGAACAAAAGTTGTTGATGGTCGAACCGTTATAACTGGACTTCAGAAAAAAATGTATGGTGGCAGAATAGATGGCTACATGGGTGGCGGTAAAGTAAGAAAAGCATATATGGCTGATGGTGGAGCGGTTGGTTCTGATACCGTTCCAGCAATGCTAACTCCAGGAGAGTATGTTGTTAATAAGGCATCTTCCAAAGCATTTGCTCCATTTTTAACTGCTATCAATGAAAGCAAATACCCTTCAATTTTAGCAAATAAAATATCTAATGCTAGACCAATATATCAAATTCCAATTCAAACATCTTTAAATCAGCCATCATATAACATTTCTACACCAATGTTTAATACATCTCCAACTAATATAGCAAATGCTTCATATAGCGATAACTCTAGCGCAGTGTATAATTATAGTGTAGGTATTAGTGTTGGTGGAACCAATGCATCACCAGAAACAGTAGCGAAAGCAGTTATGAACGAAATTAAATATTTAGACTCTCAAAGAGTTAAGAAGCAGAGGGTATCATAATGGCCACATCCGCTTATTTAACTGGTAGAAGAAGATATCAAAGACCACAGGCAGCGCTTTGGGCTAACAATCCAGGAACTTTAACTGGTGGAGTTTATGTTCCTAATGGACAAGAAGTTGGTGCCAATACAGCAGAAACAGACGAAGATCTTTTAAATCAGTTTATTATTCTTTCTGATCATAATAGAAGTGAAATTTCTTTTACCCCGCAAAGAATAGAGCAGCGCCAACGTACCATCAATGGCCGTATGAGATCATATCATATTGCAGACAAAATGCAAATTAGTTTTTCTTGGAGTATGCTTCCTTCTAGAGCATATTATCAGGTAGCAGCATTTAATGAAAGCACGGGAATATCTCCATACAAAAATAATACTCAAGAATTTACTGCAGATGGTGGAGCAGGTGGGGTAGCAATATTAGATTGGTACAACAATCACACAGGACCATTTTGGATGTATCTATCATATGACAATTATGCAAACTTTAAAGAAGATGGAGAGATAGTAAATAACTCTTTTGGCCACCTCGCACAATATAATGAAATTATTCAGGTATATTTTGCAGACTTCAACTATTCTGTAGTCAAGCGTGGTGGCGACAACTTTGACATGTGGAATATATCGGTAACTCTGGAAGAGGTCTAAAATGTTTGTAAGCGAAGCATTAAAGACTCACCTTGAAACATCAGCAACAATAAATCTTCAGTCTCTTGTTTTGGCTGAATGGAATATGAATATGCCAGATAATATTTTTAAGGTTGGTAACTATCGATATCGCCCAAGAGATGTAAATTCAATTTATAGAACCATTCCATCAACATTTGATCAATTAGATGCTGGAGAATATTATACTGGTGCAACAGATGCAGATGTTGTAATTGACGGTGGATTTGAAAACGACGGGACCCCACAACAGTTTACTTTAACTAAAGACAAGATGAGAATGCTTTATTCTTTAGAAGATTGTCTAAAACCATTTAGACCAAGGTCTGGAATCAATAAAGCATTATACATTTCTGGAAGACACATTGCCAATTCTGGAGCAGACATTTCTGAAAGACCAAGATATTACATGCCATCAAGATATGATCAGTTTAGATATTGGACTTCGTATAGAACAGAAGGCGGAGATGAATACGGAATTGCAAAAAATGTATCAAATGGATTATATTTTATAGATGATGCTGCCCCCTTTGTGGTGTATAAAGAACAGGTTCCAGCAAACAGGGTAGTTATTAAAATGCAAACAAATGTTGGAGATGTTGATCTTGGACCATTCTCAACAAACACAGGCAGCATAGATGATCCACTATTTGGAACGGCAAACCAAACAACCCCGTCAAGGTGGAAAGTTCAGTATTTATCTGGAACAGAGTGGATAGACCTATACGTATTTAATGAGTTTACTACTAGAGATGATGAAGAAAATTCACCAATCATAGGCTCTGACGGATATGTTGAGTTAGAATATGGACTAGTTATTCCAGATGCGTACAAAGATACTTTTGTTTTTGCTGAGATATTTTCTTCAGATACCCTGCTTCCAGAATCAAGTGTAACTGGATATGCATATCTTGTAATTGAAAATGAAGGAGATCTTGGAACATTTCACATTTGGACTGGTTCTGAATACGAAACATTTAGTCCAGAATATGGCTGGTCTTTAGGTTCAGAAACAATAACAAATCAAACTAACTTTGTTAATGACTTGACATCTCCAGACTCATTTACAGACGAATTTGACGGGGCAACCAAATATAGACAATTCCAATACCTAAAAGGATTACGCATAGTAGTAGATGTAATGAATAAGCAAGATAGCACCTTTGATCTCATAGAAATGTCTCCAAGGCTTTTGGTAGATATGTCTGACAAGGTAATTGATTATAGAGTTACCAAAATGCTATCTGATCTTGGAAACAGTTCAATTCCAGTAGGCCAACTTATGGCTTCTAATGGAGAGTTAAATATTTTTGATGACGACCAGGCTTTTAATGATAACAATACAGATAGCATTATTTCTTCATATGTAAGAAAAAATATTAAATTTAGATTCTATGAAAAAATAGTAAATGTTGATGGCTTTGATTATTATGTTCCTATAAAGACTTTATACTCTGATGGGTTTCCACAGGCAGATGTAACAGGGGCAACTCTATCTTTAAGCCTTAGAGACTTCTTTTTCTTTTTAGAGTCTATGCCAGCACCAAGATTGCTTATGACACAGACATCTGTTAGCATGGCTGTTTCAACTCTTCTTGATTATGTAGGATTCAGCAACTATACATTTAGAAGAGTAACTGGAGAATCCGATACTATAATTCCTTTCTTTTTTGTAGCCCCTGATCAAAACGTTGCAGAGGTTTTAACACAGTTGGCTGTTGCAACTCAAAGTGCTATGTTCTTTGACGAATTCAATAATTTTATAGTAATGAGCAAAAACTATCTTCTACCAACTGAAGATGATAGAGCAACTGATTTTATTTTATCTGGATCTAATAATCAAACAGACACAGGCGTAGTTAAAAATTCTACATCTGGAAATCTTCCAAACATTATTTCAATATCTTCTCAAGATAAAAAAATATACAATGATGGAAAAATTAATTATACAACTAGATACATTCAAAGATCTTATGGCAGCATAAGACAAGCAAGTTTAGTTGATGCAGAAAAAACGTGGATCTACAAACCAGTCCTGCTTTGGGAGGTTGCTGGAACTGAAAACTTAAAGACAATAAATGAGGTTGCTTCAAAACAAGGAACTTATGTGTTAAGTGCTTTGCCTATGAACTCTAATCTAACTACTTCTCCACCATCAGTATCTAATGGCGCTGTTATAAATAACGTAATAGATTTTGGAGAAAGTATTTATTGGCTTACAAGATATCAGGGATATTTTTATTCTAGCGGAGAAATAATTAGATACGATGCCGTTCAATTTAACATAACTGGCGTTGGAAATGTTTATATAAGTAGCAATCAAGAGTATCAAAGATACTTTGCATCCCTGCCATTTAATGGAAAGATATATCCAACAGGGCTTGTAAGAATCTACTCTCTTCCTTTTTATGAAACAATAGACGGCAATACAAGAATGAAGTCTGGGCCTGTCTATCAGCATGGTCGTGGACAATTTGGAACACCTATTGTTGATCATACCGCTGGTATTAATAACTACTGGACTGATAACGAATATGTTCGTGGTTGTGAGATGCAGACGCAATATCTATTTACAACTTTGCTTGATGAAGATATAAATGCTCCCTCAACAACAACTGGCGCTGCTGGAGTAAACAATGATCTTGCTCGTCAAACCACAAGAAATGGTGTCATTAAAAACTTTATGACAACAAATTATTTAACTGAAACACAGGTAAATAATCTTAAAACAACACAGACGGGAACAATACAATCTTCTGCTTTAGTTATGAATGGTCCTTCTTTTAAAACTACAGAAACTCCTTTAAACTTTGTTTCTTATGTATATAAAAATTTAGATAATGCATATAGACATTTTGGAACAAGGCTTAGAGTTATTGGGAAAATTGAAAACAGTGAGGTAAGAGGTCAGACCCCCATAGGTAGCACATCCTATTTTCAAGTTTCTGGTGCGGGCACAAATAAAAACATAAGTATCGGAGGAGGATCTGGAGGCTTAGCAGTTCTTCTTAATCCAGAAACCAATAATGGATACTACTTTGAAATAGTAGCCTTAACAGAAAATAATATTGAGCAGTATTTAAAAATAAACTCTAAAACTGGAGAGGGAGAAATCTCAATCAATAACGTTGTTTTTTATAAAGTTAAAAAAGATTCTTCAAACACAAACGCAATACCAGTTAAACTTTGGGGAGGCTTAACAAATATACTTGTAGACGATGGTAGATTTACTGGTCAATATAGGCTGATGGGTGAAGAAAATCCTACGGTTTATGATCTATCGGTTGAATATCAAGACATAGGAAATACAAGAAGATTTTATTTATATA